AGACCGCCGAAATCGCGGCCGGCGTACTGGGTCTTCTTCAGGCCAAGGATCGTGCCCGAGGTGATCACGATCTGGTTGCCGCGATCCTCGGTTTCCTCATGCCAGTCGTAGCGCATGCCCGAACCCGGCGAACCGAAGGCCATCACCAGGCTCTGCGCACCCATGAACAGGGCGCGTGAGCAGGGCTGCAGACCATCGGTGCCGGCGTTGAAGCGGATCGTCGACTGGTGGCTGTGCAACACCACACCGCGGTACATGCCCATCGCGCCGGTGAATAGCGGGTTGCCCTGCCCCTGCGCGGCGGCCGCGGCCTTCTGGATATCCAGCCAGCCGACAGTGCCCACGGTACCGGTACGCAGCGACTGCTCCTGGAAGCTGTGCATCACGACGACGTATCGATTTTCACCGTTGATGCGGATCGGGCGGATCTTGATCTTGCCGTCGCTGCCGCCGCCCATCGTCTGGGCCTTGGTCACCGCGCGATCGATGATGTCGAGACCGAACGGATCGGCCACGGCAAGCGTGGCATCGCTGGTAGCGGCGCCACCGAACAACACGTGATCGCTATCGGGAGCGGCGAAGGCATTGCCCGCGAAGCCGGTGTACGTGGTGTCCTCGATGTAGTCCGAGTTGATGCCGCGCATGCCGGATGCGTAGCAGAACGTGACTTCGTCGGTCCAACGTGCCCACCATTCAGCCATCTTCTGTCGGCTGATGGTGCGTAGATCGTGCAGCGTGCGCTTGCGCGTCATGCGGCCGCCGGCGTTCACGCCGCAACGAACCTGGTCGATGCTGATCTTGTCGCTGAAGTTCTTCAGCGCTTCCTCGGTGCCGCGCTGGGTGGCATCGCCGTAGATCGGCTTCTGGGTCAGCTGGCCGTACAGGTCATACGTGATGGTGTCGCCGGCGTCGCTTTCCAGCTCCGTCAGCACCTGGATCGGCACTGGCGCATCCGGTGCTTTCGACATGAAGCGCGAAGCCCAGTACGACTCCTTGGCCATGTCGGTGAAGAGCGTGGCGGACCAGCGCTTTACAGCGATGGGGTTGTTGGTACCTACGATGGTCTGAGACATGAGTGCAGTCCTCTGATGAAGGAAGGTGGGCACTCATGCGCCTGGTGTTTTGGTTCTCCCCACTCATGCGGGGAGGTATTGGAAACGCTATTTCGTCGCGGTAGCGCGACGCAGAAACGGGGTCACTGGTGTTGCAGCTGTCGGGGTTGCCGGCGCTGTTGTCTTACTGGTTAACGGCGGTACGTCTTCGCCGGCCTTGATGCGTTCCACGTCCTCGTGGCTATCGATCGCAAGCCGTGCTCGCTGGCCGCTCTTCTGCACCATGCGTATGCGAGTTCCGGTGCCAACGACCAGCGTGTCTCCCGGTGCCAGATCGAGCATGACGGCCATACGTTGGCTTACTCGTCAGCGCCAGAGCGCAGGGTGGATTTGGATCCCGGAGCGTCGGACAGATACGCGTCGCGCTGCTGCGGCGTCATGCGTGCCATGGCATCTTCCAGTTCGCTGATGCCGAGTCCGTCGAGGCTGGCGAACGTGGGGTTGCGCCCCGCTTCGATCGGCGCGGCCGACTCAGCCGTGGCCAACGTGGTCGGCACGGCAGCCGGTCTGCGGCCGGCGACGGCATCGGCGAGCGCCTTGGCCGGATCCACAACGGCAGCCGTCGGCTTGACGTATCCGAACGCTTCGAATGTTGCCTTCTCGGCACGCGCGAACAGCTCGGCAGGCGGCAGCGCGCCGTTGGTCTGCGCGTCGATCAGCGCGATCGCGCTCTGCATGTTCTGGGCACGCAGCGGATTGGCCATGAATTCGGCGTTGTCCTTCTCCCACTGCACGGCGGTCTGGTTGAAGTCGAGCGCAGCATGCTGAGCTGCGGTGTGCTGGCCTTCTTCCCAGATGGTGAGCCTGGCGGTGTACTTGCCCTCTTCCTTGCTCAGCGAACGCTGATCGGCTTGGAATGCCGCTGCGTCGATTTCGCCGTCGTCGCAGCGCTTCTGCAGCGCCGCGTACTCCGCATCGAAGTCCTTCGGTGGTTCCGGCTTGGCCGCCACCATCGGTGCAGTAGCCGCCGCGGCAGCGGGCGGGTCGACGACGGCCGCAGCTGTCGCGGGATCAGCAGCAGCCGGTGGCGCTGCGGTAGTGGTCGCATCAGCCGCTGCAGCAGTGGCAGCAGCGTCGACAACAGCCGCAGCAGGATCAGCTACCTTTGCCGTTGGCTCTTCCTGCGGATTATCGCCAAGCCCAGGGAGCTGAGCGGCCAGCAATGCTTCCTGCGCAGTCGGTGCGCCGCCGTCCACAATCGTGGTCGACGGATCAGGTTTATCGGTTGACATGAGATTCCTCGGTTACGGCACGTGTGGCACGTATTGATCGGGTGACTGCGGGAGCGCCTCGTTCGGATCCCACAATTTGTCGGCACCGGGCGCGAGGCCTGGCGCGGCGTGAACCATGGCCGCGGTGGTCATGGCTTCTGCCTTTCCTTGCACAGCGGTGTGCTGTGCCTTGGTGTTGTTGAGCGTGGCGGTGGCGCCGGCCTGAGCCGCCTTGTTCTTCGTCAGCTGGACGTCGGCATCGGCCTGCGCCTGCTGTGTTGCCTGCGCCTGCTGCTTGGCCTGTGCTTGGGCTTGTGTCTGCGCCTGCCCTTCCGGCGTGTTCTCCTGTCCGGGTGGCATCTGGCCGGTGACCGAACGGATGCGGTTGACCATCGCCTGCTTGTTCGGCAGGTCGGTCAGATCCACCGCCATGTCCAGCAGCGCCATCGCCACGGTCGGCGGCAGACGCCCGATCAGCTCGAACATCGCCTCGGCCATCGCCATGCGCACCGTCTCGCGATAGTCGGTTTCATCGACGATGAAATCGGCTTCGCTGGCGGAGATGTCATTGGCCCAGTGCACCTGGCCTGTCTGCGGATCCACCTGCGGCTGGTTGATGCCAACCCACGCGGCCGCGCCGTCGGCGCCAGTGATACGGATGATCTTCGGCAGAGTCAGGAACTGCTCGGCGTTCGACAGCGTCTTCTGTCCTGACTCCTGAATGGCCTGGCGGAAGTTGTCGAACAGCTCGGCCGTGGTGACGCTGCCCTGCTGCTGCTTGGCCAGAATCGCGCGGCCGCTCTGGTCGCCTGTGCTGGTGCCTGCGTTCTCACGCGTGACACCACTGGTCTCGTATACGTTGTTCTTGCTCTCGGCCAGCATCTGGATCTGGCCGGTGATGGTGTCGGTGCCCTTGCGCACCTCTACTTTCGACAAGCCGCCGGACCTCAGTCGGACTTCACCGTCAGGCCGATGCAGTTCCTCAAGGTTACGATCCTCGTCCGCCTCGTCCATCGCGTCCGACTCGTACAACACCTGCTGCGTGTTCAGCTCAAACAGGATCTTGCCTCGGCGCTTGTTGTACTCGTCCTGGCTGTCGCGGCTCGGCCGCACGATGCCGTAGGCCATGCCGTCGCGATGGCGGCGGTAGGCCCATGCCGGCGTGAACGGATAGCGGTTGTGCTTGTACGGGCTCATGTTGACGCGCAGCAGCAGACCCGGTGTCCACAGAGCGCACCACATCTGCTGGGTGACGCTGTCCACCAGGTTCAGCGTGCCGCCGGAAAGCGCCTGCTGATGCACCGGATCGGCGGCGTTGAACTGCGTACCGTGAAGATCGTCCGAGCTGTCGCCCAGCAACAACGGTGTGTTCACAGCGCGCCGGAACCACGTCTCGATCACCAGCACGCGACGACGTGCACGGCGGGTGATCGAAGCGGTACCCGACAAGCCGAACGTTCCGGTGGAGTAGCCACCGCGCAGCGGGTTGTTCGTGCCGTAGAACATCTGCGGCAGGCTGGCTTCCAGCTCCAGCGTTTCCAGCATCGGATCCAGCGTGTCGACCGCCTTGGCGTTCAGCTGGTCGGCGCGATCTGGGAACATCGCGATCGCGTAGTCCAGATCCAGCCACTTCGCGCGGTGCATATAGCGGCAGTCACGAAGCACATTGCTGCGGCTATACGGATCACGCCATAGACTCTTCCAGTCCACGTAGCGGATCGTCAGCCCTTCCTCGGACTGGTTGTTGTTGAAGCACTCTTCCGTCC